TTAGATTGAAATGTTACGTTTTTTTCGCTGTTGGTATTGTATTTGTTGTCGAGAAAGTTTTTCTTTTTCTTTTTTATCCATCTCGTCCTCAATTTCCATACCTAACAATTCTTCAATTAAATCCTCATGTGACACAATCGCTTCAGTTCCACCAAATTCGTCTAATACAATAGCTAAATGTTTTCTAGAAATTGTCATCTTACGTAATACCCACTCCGCTTTGTTATGTTCATTCACAAATAATGGTTTAGCTGAATAGTTTGTAATTTGATTTTCTTTATTATTACTCCAAGCTAATAAATATTTAGAATGAAACACGCCAATGATGTTATCTATATCACCTTCATACACCGGATATCTTGTGTAAGGTTTATTCATAACCGTTTCATAAACTTCTTCATATGTCGCATTTGATGCAAATGCAGTCACATTAACTCTTGGTGTTGTGTCGACATCTTTAACTTTTAAATTTTCAAAATTAATAACACCTTTTAGTCTATTTGTCTCAATTTCATTTAAAGCACCTTCGTGCCCTGCAATTGCTAACATCGTTTTAAACTCTTCTTTAGAGAATTGATGCTCTTGTGGTTGTCCTTTTGATAAACTTCGATTAATACTGTCTGTTAATTTATTTAAAAGTAGTGTAATTGGACGAAATACAAACACACAAATATTGATAACCGGATATACAAGTCTCGTTATTTTGTCCGGAAATGTTGCTGCTACAGACTTTGGAATCACTTCAGAAATCAAAATGATAATAACAGTTAAGACAGCTGATGCAATTCCAACACTGATGCCCCAGCGTAATGCCATAATAGTTACAAGTGTTGGTAGCAATATATTTGCGACATTATTCCCTATTAAAATTGTTGTAATGAACTCACTTGGTTTTTCTAGTAACCTTACTATGCCTTTCGCTTTTTTATCACCTTTGTCAGCTTCTGTTTTAAATTTGGTTTTATTTGCAGCTGTTAATGCAGTCTCACTTCCTGAAAAGAAAAACGAAATAAATATCAATATAATTATGGCAATGATCACGTGTGTCGTCTCCTTATTGTCATATCTTATTTTTGTTGTAGTTACTTAATTCCCGACGTTCTAGTTTAATAAACCATATAAAATTCATTATATATAATACTTTTATTAATAGTAACTAAAATGCCTTTTACAAAAGATTCTAATATGACGAGGTTTAGTGCTTTAATCTGAATGTAGTATAAAAACTTGTGGAATTATTTAAAAAGAATCCACATGATAGTCATTAACTTTGAATAAAGTTATACTAGAGATGATTATTGAAGACAGTATGAATTTTACTTTTAAGTAAACTTATTTAAAATTCTCGATAAAGAAAGAAGGATTAACATGTATTTTGTTTTAGCAATATTTACAATCATTAGTGCCAGTGTAAGTTTAGGTTATTCAATTCGAGCATGTGCATCTAGCCATAATATAAATGCTTATTATGCACTTAGTCGAAGCTTACCTTTATTTTTATTAGCTGTTTTTTCTTTAGTCATTCATAGTGCTATATTTTTGATAACTATATCCATTGCAATGATTTTAGTTCAATTTTTAGATGCGATTGTTGGTTATAAAAGTAAAGATGTCTTTAAAACTTACGGTCCATTAGCAACATCTGTAGTGAACTTAATATTATTAATAGTTTTCTTATTTTAACTCACTTATACATCGAAACTTAATCGAACTATTATCGAATTATCTTTAAAGAATATTTGATGTAGTTTTCAATTAATTTAATAAAGACCATCACTCTAATGCCACAATCATGTTGTATTTGTGTTGTCGCTTTATCCACCATCAATGATTTTTTACATCAATCAAAAAATCGAACTGATAAATAAGTACAAAGCTTATCTATCAATCCGATTTAGTTATAAAACCAAAAAAGCCACATAAATGTGGCTTTTTGTTATATTCAGTATCAAAATGGTATCAATAACCATTTTCGGTAGTTATGAATAGCTTAACAACGCGGTTTAAAGCTATCCAATACTACCTTCCATTTCGATTGAAAAAACTAATTTTTAAGGACTTATTTTTATAGAAACGTTGATTTAATGCGATTTAAAATGAAGTTATTTCTCTCGAAATTTTGAGGTTATTATTTTTTGGTATCAAAAATGGTATCATATGTAGTTATTTTAGCTTCGCATATTAAAATAACCACACTCCTAAATTAATAGGTGGTGTGGTTTTACATGCTGAGCAAAATTCATAATCATCGAAGGTAATACGAGAACTTAAGCTTCAGCTAAGTTATTTAAAAAATTCTTTTTAAATCCTTCTGATTTAATAAGTGACTTCAAATTCTTTAATGAATTTAACCATGACTTATTTATGTCTTTTTTTAATATTAGGTTTTCTTTATTTTGGTTATAGGTATAGGTAGATTCACCAAAACAGTGGACTTGTGCTTGATGGTCTTTAACCATACCTATGAACATTGTTACCACTGAAGGATATTGTGTAGTAGCCATTTTAAATGCTGTTTTAGCAAGTTGTTTATTACTCCTTAGGTTTTCTAAACATGCACGAATGGATAGGGATATTAATATTATTGGTAAGATAAATGCTACTTTTAAAGTAACTCGGTCACTAAAATCTTCGCTTATAATTAATGTTGTTAAAACAAAGGAAAAATATGAAGCTATCAAGATTACAACTAACGATATCACTATTCCAGTTATAAACATCATTTATCCTTCCCCTTTTTATCTTTATTTTGTTTACTAACAAATTCACGATATACTTTTTTATGTGCTTTTTTAATATTATCTTGAAAGTGCAATCTTTCTTTTTGTTTTTCTAACGTACTTTGCTCTACTGCAGCTAAAGCAATATGTTCATTTATATTGTAGCGTAAGTTCAAATAAGAAATCAAAGAATACACTAAATTAATAAAAATACTGACTATTAATAATATATCGCCTATAACTTTTGTATAATTATACGCATCTTGCTTATCGTAAAAATACCAAACAAAAATAATGAATAGAAATAAAGAAACAATAAAAAAAATATATTTATAGATTTTAACTATTGCAGTTATAACCTTATTTTCATTGGCAATTCCGAATGATTCAATGAAACTTGGAAAGACGAAAAGTAACATAGAAAAAATAACTAACTGTTTCCCGTCTGAATATATAGTTGCAAATATAGTTGCTATCGTAGCTATAAATGAATATGCAAGTTTACATTGAGCTGTGAATTTATTTTTAATTCCTGCAACTTCTATTTTTGTTGCATCTATTTTTAATGATAAATCTTTAGTTTCCATATAAATTTCTCCTAAATTATCGATCTAGAAAATTATATACTTACTAATAATGATTGTAAACTATTTTTTTGTTCCCAAAAACCACCCAGTAACTAGTATGGGTGGTTTAAATATGCAGTCAGCTTCTTACTGCTTTACGCAAGTAAGTCCTATGCATAGCCGGATTGACTACCGGAAATGTGGTTTTAAGCCAGATTGGTTACTGGTAATGTAATTACATTATAACATAAAAAAATAGGCAAGTACCGTAGTACCTGCCTGTTATCTACATTTAAATCTTGAGAGAAATGTTAAAAAGTTCTAGTAAAATAATAGCACATTCTATCTTTAAATGTAAATAGAAAGCAGGTGTGTAACGCACCTGCTTAAATAGATATGACTATGTCATTCTAACTGATTTCTCCCCATAAGTCACCTAATATCTGATTAGGTGGGGCAGAACCATTCCATGTTCTAATAGGCAAGTAATAACGTTGCCCCTCCCATGTATATCCTACCCAAACATGACCATCTTGTAACATCACTTCTGTATAATCACAATATCCACCAGGTTGGAACTGATAACCCACTGGACAAGATAAGAATGGCCCCACTTTTCTTACTGTGATTGGTTGATTGCCGTTTGTGAATCTAGCACTTTCTTCCATGTAGTAAGTACCATATTTATTACGTTTCCATGCACTCGCAACTGGTTTAACTGTATTACTTGAAGCGCTTGAATCATTTGAGACAGTAGCAACCGGTATTTTACCATCCATGTACGCCCTAATCTGCTTGATAAAGTAGTCTTTAAGCTGTAGTCGTTTATCTTCTGGCAATAAACCACGCGTTACTGGGTCAAAACCAGTGTGCAATACTGAGCTTCTGTGCGGGCATGATGTTGAAGTGAATTCGTTGTGCAATCGGATTGTATTTCTGTTAGCTGGCAACCCCCATTTTTTCAACAATCTAGCGCACTCTTGGAAAGTTGCCTGTTCATTTTTTAAGAACGTAGCATTATCTGCACCCATTGATTGACACACTTCAATACCGTAATAATGTTTATTTCCTAATTGGTTAGCAGTATGCCAACCTACTTGTGATTCATCTAAAGCTTGCCACACTGTGTTACCTGATACATAACTATGTGCAATACCTGCCTCTAATCTCGATAAAGGTGCGTTAACTAATCCGTTGCGATAAGCTTCCGCTGTCGCCCCTTTGCTTCCTGCGTCATTATGAATGACAATACCTTTAGGATTACCACCACGTTTAGGAAGGTCATAACCTTTAACCACATCTTTGATAATTTTAAGTTCTACCGCTTTAGGTTGTGGAATTGCTGTTTCTTTTTTAGGTGCTTGTGTAGGAGATTGAACTGATCGTGGTGCTATTTCGCTTTTGAAGTTCGGGCGGATAAACCACATAGGGAAATCGTAAGCATGTTGTCGTCTTGTAACTTTTTCCCAACCCCAGCCGGGTTGTTCGATTCCGTCAGTCCAGCCACCGCCTAGCCAATTCTGCTCATATACAATGATATAATCTAAAGTTGCTTCAATTACCCATGCTACGTGTCCGTATCCTGCACCGTAATTACTACCGAACACAACCATGTCGCCAGGTTGTGCCAAAAAGTCCGGTGTATTTTGGTATACAGTAGCTAGTCCATCGAAATTGTTTGCAAATGGTATATCTTTTGCACCTAAACCTTTTAGAAGTAATCCAAACAAAACTTTCCAACCAGCATTGGCATAATCAAAGCATTGAAATCCATACCATAAGTCCACATTGAATTGTTTTCCCTCAGAAGTTTTCAACCACTCTATAAACTCTTTTTTAGTTAATTTTGCTTGCATTGTCGCCACCTCCATGATGATACTCATTCACATCAAAGCCAACATCGTTAGAGGCGTCTGTGAAAGGTTGTGATGCATCATATTCTTTTGGTGCTTTCGTGCTTAATTCCGGCGTTAAACTGCTGTCTTGTGATGATTTCCACGTAACTTGTTGTTCTTCTTTATCGCTATCTCTAGGCGCTTGATATGTCTGTGCTATAGATGAATCTGAGACGCCTTTTGACGTTGGGTCAGTAATAACGCCAATACCTGTAAGTAACGTGAGGATAGCGCCTATAATTGCGCTAGCTTGATTTAATTGAGTAGATAAATCTAATCCGAATAAATCCGTGACTTGCTTGATAAATAGCAACAATGCTCCAACTAAACCAGTTAGTACTGCTTTGTTTTTGAATCTCAATTTCCAGTTAATATCCATTTGTTTGCTCCTTTTATCCAAAATAAAAAACGACTAAAAAATTAGTCGTTTAAAATTATTCAATGGTCAATGTCGGAGATCCTGAATAAACATCACTTATAGTGACATACAACGTCCCTGAAGGATTACTAAAGTTGATATTTTTACTTGCAACTCCGCTATTGACTCCTGATATTCCTAATTCACTTGACCCTAAATTAGTTTGCGAAATCCTCATTATACCGCTACGTACATTTTCTATTGTCACCTGATAACTTTTATTAGGTTCAACTCCATTTATTGTCCATTTTGCTGTTGAATCTTCTATGCTATCCGGATATTTATTTTTAGGTAAGGGTTTAATTACAAAAGATGAAGGCTTTTTCCATACTTGGATATTTCCAGCATATACTTTTGTATATTCTTCACCTTCGTAAATAAACTTCTTTACATTTTTAAAATTACCTTCCATAAAAATCACCCCTTAATTAAGTAAAGTGTATTAGGGTCTTTTTGATACAAATAATTATATTCTGTTTCACTGCCTGTCCAAATATTCAGTGACGGCTGCGAAGAACCGATAGGTTGATAAAGTTTATCTGCTTCCTCTTTTGTAAAAGCATTTGATGATAAAAGATAACGTTCATCATGACTGTGATTTATGTCTGATTTTTTTGATAAAGCATTTTCTAATCCTTCAATCTGTTTGATTGTATGACTATGATTTTTATCTGCATACAAACTGTTTAATGATTGCTTGAATCCCTCAAAATCTTCTGTACTAACTTTTGAGCCAATCTGTTGCAATACACTTTCTGAAATAGAGTTGTTTTGTATTGCTTCTGCTAATTCTCTTAATGTGTTCATAGATTCAGGCGCGCTATCAACTAGTTCAGCAATTTTTGTATCCGTATACGTTTTAGAGTCGTTGAGAGTTGTATCTTTGATTTTTTCAACTTCTTGCAATTTATTTTCTAACCCTTTAACATTTGCGATATTGATTTTGTCCAATAACTCAGGTTCTGCTTTGATATCTGTATCTTTACCATCAATTTGCCACATTTTAGTGTCAGGATTGATTGATACTACAGTACCGTTTTTACCGGGTGCGCCTTGTTCTCCTTTTTTACCTGTATCACCTTTCGCACCAGGTTGTCCCGGTTCGCCTTTATCACCTTTCGCACCTTTAAATCTACTTTCATTCTTTTCGATGTAAGAAATGACATCTTTATCTATTTTCTCTTTAAAGTCTTTGCTCAATAAATCTGTCGCGTTATCTTTTAAAATTCTCGTAATAGCATCATCTACCAATTTAACATCGATTTCTTTTGCTACAGCAGATTCAATACCACTATCAACGATATTGAAAGAAAAGTTTGCGACATGTATTTTTTCTTCTTCTTTCTCTAAAAACAGCTTACAGCGAACATAACCAGCGTGTTTGATAACCTTTTTAGGTATCTTGTAGGTAAGGAACCCTTTTACAACATCGTCGATAATAAGGGGCTCATTTTTGAATATAGAGCCATCTTCCATAAACAAATGTAATCTAGGTGTTAAGCCATGTGCTTTTAGATCGATACGACCTTGTTTGTCATTGATACCTATTCTTATAGATGCTGTATTTTCATCTTCAGTGTAAAATCGACAGCCAATGTCACCTAAGTCAACACCATCATTTTTTATTCTCGTTTCAACATCTTTTATTTTGTACATTTATACACCTCTTTATTTATATTTATCTCTTATAAAATAGATACCTTTTAAGCCGATTTGTTTATATAGCTTAGCGATTGTACTAGCTTGATGTTGGCACCACTCTATAGCAGTAGCGTATTGGTGCGTAGCTGGATTCTTAGGATTCCATCTGATTCTGTACAATGTGTTTTGACCTTTATTGATGTAATCCTTTCTTACGAAGCTAGCACCGCCCATGATTGCTTTTGCTGGAGTTGTCCAACCTTTATTTTTAGCAAATTTCATTGCATAATCAGGGTCGTTGTCGAATGCACCAATACCGAAGTAATTATATGCACCGTATCTACCACTAGCGAAGTTACTTGTTCCGTATCCACTTTCTAAGAAAGCGTGCGCGATCAAATAGATTTCGTTAATGTTGTTTTTCTTACAGGCTTCTGCAAATGCTTTGCCTTGTCCGTCTAGCGTTCCTTTCCCTTTGAGTATCTTATTAAGCGCACTAACTGAAACGCCTTGATACTTGCCTAAATTAAGCATTTGATAGCATTGTGTGTTACTTTCCCATATTCGCTTAACATTCATTGCTGAGCTCGTTTGTGCTCGTGTTGCATTAGCCCAGCCCCATGTATGAGATTTTTTCGGGTTACCCCTAGACATTTGTCTATCCAGTGCTTGCTGGAACGTGAACGGACTTTTTTCAGTAACGATGCTTGGTTTTTCGTCTGATGCAGTGGGTCCTCTTGTTGACGCACTGTCAACCGATGTTTTATCACTAATTCTTATTGTTGTTTTTGTAGTTACTTCTTTAATATTTTCTCGTTTCAATATATCTCGTTTGATGTACGTCTCAAGCATTTTCTTTTTGACTTGCTCATACTTTGCGTCATCCGGTATACCTTGCTTAATCAAGTCGTAATTAATTAAATCTTTCATACTACGCCAAATATTAGGGTCTACCTTTAACGTCGTTTCAGATAATTCTTTATCTGTTCCTGACAACAACCATACACCCCGTATTAAAGCTTGTATTTGGTTCATTAAGAATTGACGCTTACTATCTGTTTGACCACCACATACTTCAATAACTAGCCAATTAGGGTGACGCGGGTCATCAAAATTGGTTGGTCTAGCAAGCCATGTAGCCTCTCTATCGACATATAAATGCGGTATTTCATAATCGCTTATAAACTTATTTCTTTGCGTATACAGTTCGTCTACAGAACGCATATGCATTGATTCTTTTATATATAATCCTTGAATATCTGAGCGTTCATCACCCATTACAACTATATGATCAATAAAATGCTCTTCTTTATCTAAAACATTGCTGTAAGCAGTGTATTTTACTGTTTTAACTTCTTTAAATTGCGGTTTCTTCGCTTCGCCAGTAATTGTTGAGTCATTGGCTTTTGATGCTGAACTTGTATCAGTACTACTAGGTTTGCTAGTATCTTTTGAATATGGAGGTCTGACAAAGCCTGTAACACTTACATAAGGGTGTCTTACTAAACTTCCCGGAGAACCTGTCCAACTATTAGAATTAACCCAGTTTTGGTCAACGCTATAAAAATAACTTTTATTAGAGGGTCCTACTACTATTGCGGTGTGTCCGTCCGAACCTATTCCGTTGCCAGGGTGCCAAACTGCGATGTCTCCAGGTTCCGGTACAAATCCAGATGAATAACGATAGAATCGGAAACCCCTAGGATATCTATAATTAGCCATATCCTTAGCATTACCCCATGTTACAAAACCCCAATATCTTTTAAAAATATAGTTTGGTGTATCCCAGCATTGACTGCCTCGATAACCGTCAATATTAATCCTTTTGCCTATATTAGACTTTGCCCATTCAGCCACTTCACTTGCTGTAGGTTTTCGGGTCTTTGGATTAGGTAATCCCATGTATGCACCTCATTTCAATCAAAATAAAAAGCCAGTGCCGAAGCACTGACCTTTAAAAGTTATTTACATTTCCCGAACCAAAAGCATGACCAAAAACTATAACCTAATAAGCCTTTTAGCATAGTTAACACCTCCTTTAAATACCAAATACTGTTCTTAAAATCGCGATGATTAATGAACCTAAAATAGTTCCTATTAGCCCCATAACCCACGTTTTTAATTCTTTAATGTTTTTGGCGTTCTTTTCTTTCATTTCTTTATCCAATTGCCTTTCGCGAACCATTTCGTCAAGCGTTCTATCTAGTTTTTCACTTACTCTTTCTTGAGCTTTTTGACCGTGTTCTATTCTATCCAGTTTGTCGAACACTGTTTTGTCATTATCTTCGAGTCTTTGTATACGCCAATTTTGCTCATAAAAGCGTTTGTTAAAAAGCCCAAACATTCACACACCCACTTTATTCAAATTTAAAAGCCACAAGCATTACACCTGTGACTTTTCGTCTTTTGTCTCTGGATATTTTTCTCCAGTGATTAATGCGTATTCTTCTTTGTCAATAACGCCCATATCCACATACCACTTAATTTGCTCGTTTTTGTAACAACCCCACACATAAAAAGTTTTGATATCTTTAAAAGTTGGATAAATCATCTTCATCATTTAAACGTCCCCCTCAGTATTTGTTTTGTTAGTTTTCAGTTCAGTTAACTGCTGTGTTAACATAGCGTTTTGTTGAGTTAACTGCATTGTTAACATGTTCACTTGCGTCATCTGCATTTGCATACTCGCAACCATTCCGCGAAGTTCCTCATCACTCAAATCTGACGCGTTTTGTTGGTTTGATGCATTCGGTACATCTTCTTTTTCAAAATTGCTGTTGTATTTAATTTCGCCGTTAGTGAATACGAACTTTCTAGGTTCGAACTCTTCTTTGAATTTGATAGGTACATTGTTATCGTCTACATCTAAACTATTGCGTAATCCACCAGTATTAACGTATCCGATAACCTCATTTTTATCATTTACTGTGATTTTCATTATTTCCACCCCATAATTTTAGTTATAGTAACTTTGTTGGCATTTGCTCCAGAACCTGATGTTTTGCCTAAATCAAAGTACACATCGTTGTCTATCCTTAAAGTAGTACTACTTGTTTTAGATAGTAAGCACTCATAAATACCGCCACCATTGCCGTCTGAATCGACTACATTTGCTTTACTTAATTGAATAGCATTCGGCAATGCAGTTAGTCCGAACCCCTCAATAACACCACCTGGATAAGTTCCGCTTACTAACAAAATGGAGTAGTTTGTATATGGTTCTGTTAAATTGATTGTTGTACCTACACCATTTGCGCCACCGTCGAATAATACTGTCGACTTATGTTCATTAGGAACTGTCCACTGTGGCTCAAGTTGGCCATTTGTGATTGATCGTGTATAAATCTTTTTAGAGTTATAAGGCGTGAAGTTAAATAGCTTGTTTGTATCATCTTTAACGAATACAGATAAATACCCCTCATAACTTTCAACGCCACTTGGTAAATCTGGAACCCTTGTTGCATAGTAGTTACCAGCGGTTAAGTAACCCAAATCCCCTTGCGCGTTGTTTAAGTTAACTTGTATTGATTGACCGTTCGCCTCAGTCATCTTATGTTGTTGCCAGCTTGTTGTTCCAAATTTGTCATCTACATACTGCTTTGCTTGATTTAAAGCTGTGTTAGACGTTTCTTCAACAAATTGCTTAGTTAAGTCACCGTCATTCTTTTTATAAAATGGGTACCATGTACCACTAATTTTATATTTTGTATATTCGTCGTTTGAATCATCGGGATACCATGTAGCACGTGCAGCACTATCATCAACAACATAGACAACTAACACGCCAGATTTCCCTAAAGTGTTAGGAGCTACCGGAATATCTGAACCATCGTCAACGCCATCTTCTTTAGGTGTGTCCACTGTGCCTATATCCTCAAACGACGGCGCATCTGTTGCGCTTGTAATATGAATAATCCTAGATGTGTTAACTGCGCTTAAAACGCTATCTATGGACTGCTCAGACGATTCAATTGCTTTGCCGTAATCATCAGTAATTTTAGATTTTTGCCAATTAACTGTTGACCTTCCTTTGACAAGGTCAGCGTCATTGATTTGGTTTTCAACCTCACTCAATCTTTTGTAGATTGCTTGCTCCTTATCAACGGTTTTTTGGAACTCGCTATTTATATATTGGACGGCTTTATCTTGCGTTGTTGTAATCATCTGTACCGCTTCATTTTGTTTGATTTCTAATCTTTGAATACCTTGATTAATACGGCTATCAATCTCACTAACTAGAGACTTAGTGTCGTTTAAGCTTTTCTTTAAGTCCTCGACTTCTTCTTTAACACTTTCCGTTAAGTCCTGAATTGATTTGATATAAACTAACTTCGTTTTACCGTCAAAGTTACTAATTAAATCATTTTCAATATTGAAACTAAATTGACGCTCTACAATCACATTATTACTACCGTTTTGAGTAAAGTAAGCTTGTGCATGTACTCGTCCAGTGTATTTTAGAAACTCATTAGGGATAACGTATTGCATTCGTCCGTTAATTGCATCAACGATCGTTAAATCATCGCTAATATAAGCACCGTGTTCATCGTCGAAGTTATCCGTCTTAAGCACAATACTAGTCATCGCATTATGCTTACTGATTGATAACGGTTTATTATTTTTAGTTACTGCAAAATTTAAAACACCAGTTCCTCTATCTGATTCGTAGAAACTGATGTTTGTGTCAATAACTGGATTATATTGTGATGTTGTTTGTAACTCGATTAAATTATCGTCTTTTGAAAAATTATCTACTACCATTATTCAACCACCTTTCCCTCGAACAAACTCCATTTACCTACGCCACCAGTACCGAAGTTTCTAATTAAAAATTGATGTGCAGACGGGAAGTTATTACGTCTTAATACTTGTGTTGTGTTGCCTGGTGTATTTGATTTCACTTCTAATACCCAACCTGCAACCCCTTTGAAATCTTTAGGGAAATCAGTAAATCTCTTTGATTCTTCGGTAGTGATATAGAAATCTAAACCAACGATTTTTAAATCCGACAATTTTGTAATACTCTTAGGAATATGTTCCCAATAACCAGCGTTTTGCGGACAGAAATTCCACGCTCCGTTGTTTTTCTTGTTGAAAATGTCGATGACACGTTCAAATTTAAGCATGTTTCTACCTGTACTATTTCTAGTAAGCACTTGTCTTAGAGCGCCGTTATAGTGTCCGGGCAGTACATCAAAGAACCAACCTGCATCCCTAAATTCTTTAGGTAACGGAAAGTCTAAAGCGTTTAACGTATCTTGTGTATAGATATAGTAGTTACCAACTTCTGTAACATCGCTTAAATATGCTGGGTTTTGTACTGGTAACGGTTTTACACGTCCGCCTGAGTCAGTCATTGATACTTGAGGTGCAATGTTTTTTAAGAATTGGTTTACGCCTCTTTGACCGATAGAATAAATTGAGTGATGTCTGTTGTTACCTGGTCCAATAGTTACCCCGATTAAAAGCGCTTTACGACCTGTTTCTAGATCGTAATACATATCTAGACCCTCAGCCTCTTGGAAATCTCCAGTAAAGTTGTTATTCACACCGCCAATATCTATACGACGTTTAAATAACAATTCTTTTGTTTTGATATCGAAGCCTTGCAAGTAATTAGGGTTAGCTGGGTTCGAATCGCCAGTGTACCAATATAAGATACCTGCATCATAAGCAATACCTTGCATAGGTTGTGTTCCTGATGAATATTGCATAGGGATATCCATTTGATACAACACTTTGTCTATACCTTTATCGATATCGTCGGCACTTCTGACTTCAACAAAGTTCAATGCATTCTTAGCTTGTTGTTCAGAAGTCTTATATTCTCGTCTGAAAATCATTAAATTTTCAACCGGATTATAAATCGCTGACGTGTATCTATTGTTAAATACATTCGGCATAACATCTTGCATTTCATTGCCGTATGTCATTTCTCCGCTTCTATATTTAAAACGTACAAACTTATTATTGTTGTTACTATCTAATACAGCTGAATATATCCACAATTCATTATCGATATATCTATATGCATTATGCGTACCATGACCACCATTTTTAACAAGCAACCTATCAATAAACTGTCCGTTAGGCTTTAATCTAGATAACATATAGTGGTTGCCTGGACGCGCTTGTGTCATATAAATAATTTTTGTTCTTGGGTCAATCCAAAATGATTGCATTACTGCGTTAGTATATGGCGATAAGTCAGTGATAAATTCCGGTTCTTGCTCTTGTGGTTGAAATCTGTACTCAGTCGCTCTATATTCTGTGTAGTTATCATCAACTGCTTTTTTTACCGTTTTAGTGAATTCATCTAATGTTGCATAATCATGATACAAACGATCTTGTAACGTTGGATGTGCGTATCCTGTATTATCAACACGCGCATCTTTTACTTCGTTGATACCGTCGCCGTTATGTCCTAGTACCATATTGCTAAATCGACCATTTAAATAAGCTAAGAAATCTGAAACACTACCGTTCAAATATTTAATTTGGTTAGCTGTGTGCGCGTATATTTCTTCTTTTTGATGATAAATAAACATCTTTTCAAGTTTACTCATTCCATCATCAAGCAAACGATAGTTGTACTCGTGTTGAGCTACTACTTTTTCGCCAGTGATTGAATGCAAACTAGTTATTAATCCATAAGCCATTGGTTGCCTCCTTTAGTCGTAAAAACTGTAATAATCCTTGATTAACTCGTACATAATAACCTCGTGTCCCTTTTCATTAGGATGCAAACCGTCTTCCATGCTCGCTTTCCTAAAGGCTGGATTGTAAGGCTTGAAGTAATCTGTGTGATATGCGTCAAAAACTGGCACGTCTAACTCGCTACAAGCTAATATTTGAGCGTTTACATAGTCCTCAAGTGTTAACCCTAGTTTGTTTTTGTCCGTGTCTTTACGGCGTATCGTTGTACCACGCATAGGACATTGTCTAGTAGCTGTCATTACTAGTATTTTTGAATCCGGGTTATTCTTCCGTATAACTTCAATTGCAGAACAAAAGGCACCGTAAAACGTTTTAGTGTCCGTTTTATCAGTGCCTATCGGTACGCCTGCCCAATAACCATGTAACCAGTCATCATCAGTGCCTTGTAATATGATTAAGTCGCCTCTTATTTGTTCTGCTTGTCTATAAATACTATTTTCAACGTTGTTTGTATCTGTGACAGTTGCCATAGTTGCGCCACCTTTTGCAAGGTTGGTCGTTTTCGCTTTTAATTTCTTGCCTAACATTTCTGTGAAATTAGTTTTTGCGTGCGACCCTCTAGCTACAGAATCGCCAATTGTTCCAATTGTTTTAACATTTCTTATACTTGATTGACTTGTAAAGTCATACATGATCGTGCCATTCGCAGTTGTAACTGTTTTAGTACTCATCTTATCGACTTTTGCATTTATTTTTTCATTCTGCTTAACTAACTCATTATTTATAGATAAACTAGCATTAACTTTAGCGTTTAGTTCTCTCAAGTACTTAGCTGGGTCTGACTTAGTTGTTTTTACGTTCTTAACATAGTTTGTAGCTTCGTGAATTGCTTTTCTATATCTGTCACGCATTGTAAAGTCGCCTAATACTACATCTTGTTTAATGATGTTATTGTACGCATCTCTGTGTGTAGTAATCTCGACTATCCTTACTAAGTCGTTATAGCCTATAGTTGGTTCAGCCACTCTTACAACATCGCCAATTCTTGGATTAGCCTCTGGAAAATGCTCAGGCTGTGCTACGAAGTCCAAAGAAATAGAAGCAGTGACACTTTTCTTTATCACTAGCTCCATTGATTTTTTCAAAACATCTTCTTTTTTTATACGTCCATCTATTAACGGAGGCGCTTCCCTTTTCCCAATCAGTTGTGCCAAAGGATGCGTAAATTCAAATTGCAATCCCGCTTCATTAAACGTTTGTTGTCCGTCGAAGTCGCCATAACCTCTTATATATGTGTAGCATTTAGAAGCATCTTCTTGAATCTTGACGTTATCAGCATTTACACCTGATTTAATATAGTAGTTTGCTACTTTTGATAATTCGTCATACAAGTGGAATGATTTTGTTTTAGCGTCGTACTCATATTCGAGATGATAGCGTTCAAGACCTTTTTTGAATATCTCAAGTCTTGTGTCTCCCTTGCCTAAACCCTCAAACTTCGATGCGTCAACCTTAGCGTGCAACACATATTTGTAACTAGTCCCTTTAAATACAGTATTAAAAAACTCAACACCTGTGAAACTTTCGTTATATTCTTGATATATCCTAGAATTGTTTAGATCATCCAATTCTTTTTGTCTAGCTTTGATACTAAGTTTTATTTTGTTGCCAACCGTTGACTTATCAAGCATTACTATCACATATTCATTGAAGTCGTCTTCTCCCTCTACATGTGTGATAGTCCACATTTTTGTAATAGCGCCGATTGCGTCGAATGTGCTGGCATTTTCGACAATGTCAATATCTAGCGTGCTATCTTCATTCAGTTTTTTGTTTAATTTCGTACTGACATGAATCGCATGACCGACGCCCTGTAAACTCTTTAATAATACCGGCATACGCTACTCCTTATCTGTAATATAATTTGTGTCTAAAGACTATCTTTTTCATAAGTCTATTAGCTTTGAAACGATTCCAACCAGGATACAGCACCGGTTGTTCTAACGTCTTGTTATATAGGTCGATGTTTAAATTACCTCTATAGGTGTGCTTATTATCAAAAATGATTTTATCGCCTGCTTTTAAATCGACATCTTTAATTACTGAGATGTTCCCTTTATCCATATAGAAAGTGAAACCGTCTTTATCATCAGCTTTAACATCTTCTGCTAATTCGATTTCAACTACATTAAATTGGTTGAATTGGGTTAATGCTACATCTCCGTTGTAATAAACATTTCCAGAACTCGTATTATAGAATGTCATTTTTCTACTTTTATCATTTTCGTTTAGCGCTATTCTGTCCGGTACTGACCATTTTTCTAGATCGTTATCACTTTCTAGATCAGTGCTATAGCCTATACTTTCGAAAAACGGCAATTCAGTCGTTTCAAAGGTTAACGTGATTTCTCCTGATGTCTTAGTTGTATCAAATGAGACATCGCTAACTAACCCAACATATATTTGTCTGCCATCAACATAATCCAATTCGAATTCTTGGTTTAACGGTTCGAACATGTTTTCGAATTTAATAGTATTATCCGGCGTTGCTAATTCTCTTAAATAAAATCGACCATAAAACAACGTTTGAATGTCTGATTTAAGATGCGAGGCATAAGCTATTTTAGGGACTTCATACCTCAATCTTAATTCGACCTTTTTGTATTCTTCTTTAGCGTAATTGTGAAATCGTCCATCAACGCCATCTAATGGCGAATAATTCCTTTTATAACCTGCGCCAACGACATTGTAATCAAGCACTCTCAAATGGTTGTAAGTGAGAGGATTGTCACTGACTCGATAAATTACACCGTTTTTTACAATTTCTACATCATGGGCTATCAATTAACAAACCTCCCTTACATTAAGTTGAAACTACCATCTTTTGCATCCATATCATCAATGTGTGATTTAATCATGTTAAGGTCGCCCTCATTCCTAACAGTTACATTAACAATAGGTCTATTGTTTTCTTTCATGCTATGTTGCACATCGTTTGTCATATGACCGTCAACACTTGGTGTCAAGCTGTCATTAAAACCATCTGTAAGCGTTGAACCTAACTCACTTGTGAATGTTTTACCGAAGCTAGTAGCCATTACTTTAGCTTGTGATACCGCTAAGCCTTTTCCTAAACCGCTACCTCCACCGTGTCCACTCACGAATGAAGTTACAGAGTCCCAAGCTGACGAAATTGCATCGCCTACTGCGCTGACAACTTTGTGCGCGGCGTTAGCTACACCCTCAGCTACTTTGCCGATTAATTCAGCTCCAGCATTTAAAAAATCACTGAAGAAACTTTTAATCTTGTCTAGTGCATTTTTCATTCCATCGCCGACATTCGAAACAACTTTTCTAAATCCATCGACGACTTTGCTTGCAAAACTTGTTACGGTATTCCAAATATTTGAAACCCATTGCGCACCTGTTGAGATAATAAAACTTAGTGCTTGTCCCATTTTTTCGGCTATACTTGAAGCAACTCGACTGAACCAACTTGTAACAGTGTTCCAAATACTGCTAACAAAATTAGTGATTGTACTCCATATCTGAGACCAACTTGTTCCAAACATCGATAACGCTCGATTCATTACTCCAGTTAAAAAGCCGATTATTGACTCCCAAACTGATTGCATGTATTGCCAAATCGTATCAAGAACACTTGTAATCGTTGTTTTAATCGTTTCCCATGCTCCTGAAAAGTCACCAGTTAGTAACTGTATTAAAGCAGTAAATAAACCTACTATGATTTGGACTGCTACTGATATCACTGTTCCTATAGTTTGGAACGCTATTGTTATCAGAGTCCATAAAGCTTGGACAACAGTCATAAGATTTGTAATTATTCCTATGACCAAAACACCTAAAACTTGCATAAAGATTTGACCTAGCACTTGTAATATAGGCATTATTGGCTGTAATGTTGATTGAATTTTGCCCCATAATTCAGTTAACCAACCAACTACACCCTGAATCGCGCCAGAAACTGCAGTTTTAACGCCGTTCCACGCTTCAGTAATAGTGTTTCTGAAATCCTCGTTTGTTTTCCATAAATAAACTAAGACGCCGATGAATGCACCAATTACTGCGATTACTGCTAAAATAGGTGCTGAAATCGTTCCAAAAACACCTGTTAATGCTGACATAACTCCAGTAACTAGACTTGATGTTCTAACGAAGCTTAAAATCTGTTTGATGACGCCAAATAAGCTCAAACCAAATACATTTGTAAGTACACTACTTATAGCGACAATTGGAGCCATTAAAGCCCAAAATGCACCGCCTAATATACCCATAACACCAATAATCTGTGCTACTGCTGGGTGTGTTTCAAACAACTTAGCGATAAAACCAGCTAAATTAGTGATGAAATCTAACAACTTACTAGCTATAGGAGCCATTGCAGTACCAAACGCCACTAACGCTTTTACGATGTTGCCGATTAACTGCATAATAGTAGGACCATTCTCTTGAACATAACTTATAAAGTCTTTGAACCCTTGAGATTGCCCAACTTGTTCTGACCACGTTCTAAATTGAGAGGTTAATTTAACTAACCAATCGAAAATATTAGAACTATTTTGAGCAAAAGCAATCATTAAATTACCAATACCAGCGAATACATTTCCAAATATCTGACCAATCTTAGGCAAGTTAGTAGTAGTGTAGTCAATAAACGCTTTAATAGCATTCTGACCAGCTACACTATTAGCCCAATTTTGGAAAGCTATAGACATGTTCTGTAGTCCTTGAGACACAAATTTGAACAACGGCATTAATTGAGTGAAAATGTTAACTAATCCGTCGCCAAATCGTCCTGCTGCGTTCAATAAATCTCCGAAAATTGCACCACCTACACTATTTAATGCCTCAAACGCTTTCTTTGCTGTTTCAGAATGTTTGACCCAATCCTCAAACTTACGTGCGTTTGCTTCGACTAGCATAGACACTTCGGATAAGAACGGTTTCAATTGAGACATTGCGCTTGTAACGCCTCTGATGCCTGCTGACATCGCATTAAAAATACTTGCCTGATTCTCTTTTACAATGCCTTGCCATGTAGTTTTTAACTGATCGCTGGCATCTCTAAAGTTTTGAACTTCTTTTGTTACTGCCAATGTTCCATCTTTTACCATTTTTAGTGCGGTAATAGCCATTGCACCGAAACCAACCGCTCCGACACCTGCAACAGAGAACGCACCAGCTAAACCAATGACGCCACCACCTAATACACCGACAGCATTAAGTACTGCCATGATAGCCGGAACTAATCCAGCAATTACCGGTATTAACGCTTGTATACTAGCAATCATTAAACCTTTGACTTGTTGTGCAAAGATAGTACCGAAAGTTCGAATCTTAGTAGCTAAGGCGTCCATTTTCTCGCCGTAATCTTTCAATGAGTTGTTAAGTTTACCCCAAATATCACTTGTTCCATTTACTTCTTTCCTCATAATCTGGCCAATTCTTCCGAAAGAACGCTTAACTGCTCCTTCGACTTCATTGAATTCTTTTGTGAATTTATTTCCTAATTTCCACCTGCTAGAATCAACATCAAAACTATGCCTACTAAGATCTATTAAGTCTTCTTTAAACCCTTTAACCGCCATTTTAGCGGGGTTTGCATCTAAATCCAACTTAACAACATGTTTTCTCCAAGCTTCGACAGTAGCTTTAGTTGCATTATACTTGGCCATTAATTCAGTGTTACTTAGTTTTAAATCTACTTTATGTTGTTTAAATCGCTCTACTTGAGCTTTAGCACGTTCTAAATTCGCTTTATACTCATCTGTTTTCATGAATAATTTAACAGAATGCCCTCGCCATCGTTGAGCCATCGATTTAGCTCGCGTTAGTTCTCTTTGGTAATCTCTTATGTTAGCTGTAACTTCTGTCTTGATTTCGTCCGGTATATCAGTCTTAGCCATACGTTGCGCAGTTCTCATATTCCTTTTAAAATCACTGATTATAGCTGTAACACGAGCTAGAAAATTCTTTTCCATGCCTAACCTCCTTTATGACTTGTTTTTAAGCTGTTAAGGAACTTACGAGTACCCTGTTTTTGTATTTCTCTTTTACGTTTGTTTTTAGCTAGCTCACGCTGTTTCATTCTTTCGTACTCGTCTTCTTGACCACGAATAATGTAATGTTCTCTTTCGTTCTGCCTAACAAAACGTTTTAGTGATTTACCAGCTTGAGCGACCGCATTATATTGAGCGCCGTACAACGCGATGTCCCTTTGGTCAATCAATGCTTGTCTAGCGCCAATAATCCAGTCATTCCATTCGGCAGGTAGCATGCTCATTAGCTCGTCGTTACTCATATAACCTATGTAACGACTGGTCATCTGCCTTATTTCCGAATAATCTAATAAGGTGCTACGGTCATGATTTCTTTGTAGTTGTTCTTCATCATCTCGATACCAGCTTTCGCGCCCTCTTTCTCGTCTTCTTTGGCTAACGATGGCGCTTGGTTCATCTGCGTCCAGAATAGACGTGATTTCTGCTTGAAAAAACCGCTATTGTTCATTACGTCCAACGCACCTTGTAAAAGATTTAACGTGTCGTTTTCTCTTTCGATGATTTCCATAATTTCTGCTTCAATGTCTTCCCTTTTAGGTGCGCTTTTACCTAGATAAGCTGTTGCACACTCCCAAAAGTCTACGATTGCCACTGTGTCACGTTCTAGCAAAGCGTTATAAACATTAGTGAATCCTGAAATTGTTTGTTTTCTACCTTTGTTATCTTCTTGTTCAGTCGCGAATTTTTTAGCAGTTTTATCAAACATAAATGTCGCTTTTGCTTTCACTTCTTCATTGTTAATTGTTAGTGATGTAATTGGATTAAAAGTTGTTTCAGTCATATTAAATACCTCGTTTATCGTTATTTTGTACAAAAAAATAGAGGGCTTATGCCCTCGTTAATTACATACTTAAATCGCCACTGCCAGCAGTTGTTTTTTTAGTTCGGTTTTCAAAACTATCTTCGTAAGCGTTCATGTCTTCGAATTCAACAACTGGAGCCAATGCGCTAGGGTTAAGCCATTCTTTTGGTAAATCGTTGATTGTACCGTCTGCACTATTGAACTTAACTTTCGCTGTGATTTCGATTTTGTTATCTTCATCATCAAATGACCATTCGTGCTCTTCGATAACTACATACGCGAATACACCGTGATGTTTGCCATCGCGTTTTTTAGTTTCCCAAATCCAAACACGTAACTGTTTGAATTGTTTAACTGATTCTTTTAATGCTAATTGACCTTTATCTCCCGGGACGACATCAAGCGTCAACTTGATTTCTTCTTCGACAGAGTTACGGCTATAATCTTTCTTACCGCCTTGAATGATTTCAGCAAGGTCATTACTGATAGTGTGTCCACCCTCTGCTAAACTGCCTAAAAGCGTTGCTTCTTCGATAGTTAGCTTCTTAGCTAAATCTTTATCAGCGATTTGGAGAGCGACAATATATTTATCTTGCATTCGTTACACTCCTTTATAATGTGTTATGTCTGTATTTAAAAACAAGCCTAATGATACCGTGTTTAGTGTACTGATCTATGTCAGTAATCACTTCTTGGGTATCAATTCGACTTTTAATGAATGAATAATAATCAATTTCTATTTCGTTGTTTAAAACGAAGCCTAAAAATTGAATTATTTGCGATGCCTCATCTCTATTACGTGCTTGACTATAAACATGTAACGTGATGCCGACATCTTCGACCATGCTGGTCGTTGTTTCTTTGTTAGTGACGTTTGTTTCACCCACAACGATATATGGGTAAACAGCGTCTTTCTGAACGCAATCAAAAACCCTACCACCCAATTGTTTTTGGATAATAGGGTTACTTTTTAATTTGTTATATACTTTGTTAAATAAGTACCGTTCAACTGATACCCACATATCTTAACCACCTCATGAAAAATACTTATTAAAGAATGCTCGTCCAGCGTCTATTGCCGGCTCCCAAAAAGGTTGAGCATGTTGCCCTTTAGTAGTATGCCACTTACCGTTTGCATCTTTGTAAGACCACGGTATTTTTTTCGCTCTACTACCTCCAGCGCCTGTTGCATATATACCAGTACCATAATTGACATATATTGCGTATTCACTACCAATATTAATAACACCAGTAAAACCGCCGTCTTTAAAGTCCATTGTTACACTTTCCCTAAGATAACCGGTATCAACTGGCATTAATGAAATGATTGTATTGTGAATTTTAGCAGTAGTCTTTGCTATACCTCGTTTGACCCATCGCTCTATGTCTCGCTCGTAATTTTCCAACTCTTTTACTAAGTCCCAATTACCATACTTAACCTTTGCCAATAGATCGCACCCTCAATCTAGTTAAATTGATTTCATGTTGTCCACCTTGGTCGACCGGTTCGCCTACAACTTCGTACGTTTTACCCTCGTAATTAAATAAAGTTTTGTTTGTTATTGGTATGTGGTACGGCGTATATAGGTTTCGGTCAAAGTCTTTACTCATTTGATGAAATTTGAGTGTCTCACTTGATGTAGGTGTGTCCATAAATCCTTTAATTGTTTCGTTACTTTTAAAACGCTCGTATTCTTTAGGATATGTTCCTACGACTTCGACCTCTCCAATTTCGATTGTGTGCGGAAACTCATCGAACGGATTAAACATATTTCTTGCCCCAACTCAACTTACGATAAGGCAATAAATACGCGTAAGCACTACTAGGTATATCGGTAACATAGGTATAACTCACAGTGCCCATCGTGCGCGCTGAGATATTGCCAGTTGTACCAAACTTGATACATTCAGCAATAAACTTCTTAACGCCCGATGGCACTTCTTTGTCATCAAATTTTTGATTGCAATAGTCTTCTGCAACACTTTTATATTCTTCAATAAGATAATTGATTTGCTTATCGTTAGACGAATCGTTGAGTGAAAGCCCATTAATCATTTTGACGTCTTTTGCGTCCATTACTTAACACCCTCTAAAGCTTTGATAAGCTCATCTTTTTTCATATCGCTATAGCCTTTAATTTCACGCTTTTTAGCAAGTTCTTTTAATTCTGATACTTTCATATCAGATAAGTTTTTTTGCTCGTCAGCGCTCGCCTCAGACTGTTCTACTTGCTTGTCTTCAACAAGTTTAATAGCAATTAAATTACGGCGGTTATTTGTTGTAGATAATTCAGTGAATCGTTCTTCTGATACTTCTAATCCATCACGTGGGTAGACGTCTCCCACTTGATATTCATGTCCGTTGTCTTGTGCATCTTCAAAACGTTCGATTACTTTATACATACGTCACTACCTCCTATTACATTTCTAAACTTCCAGAACCTTTAGTGATTTTTACTGCTTTAGATTCATCATATAAATAAGCTACATAGTGCTTATCACTGTATAATGCAGTTGTTTTTGTTGATGCGTCACGCGCTACTTCTAAGAAGAAATCACGTTTCAAGATTAATTTAACTGCACCTTTTTTAGCTAAAATAGCCGTGCCAGCTTCTAACTTATTAGAACGTACAATGATAGCGCCTAGAGCTTCGCCGAATGCACCTTTAACGATGATGTCATCGCCTAATTCAGTTGCACGTGTAAAGTTAGTTGATGCATCTCCGCGTAATTTACCAGCATCAAGTGGATTGATAAATAAAACCATTGGTTCTAAGTCTTCATCGTTAAATTTGTCGATTGCTGATTGTAAGCCGTTTAATTTAGTGATGTCCGCATTAACAGTCAGTTTAGCTCCCATTAAAGCGTCTAATACGTCATTGTCAACTTTGTTAGCGTGTGCCAAACCATGTTGACGTACTTGTTCGCCTTGTGGGTCTCCATAACCACTTAATAAAGCCTCATCTGTAATAGATGTACCTTTAGCAATTTTACGAATTTTAGCCTCACGTTTTTTCGTTTCTAAAATGTCAGTTGGGATTTTTTCGCCCTCTGCAACTACTTGCGCGTCTCCACTATAAACGAATGCTGGGAATGTCAAAGTGTCTCCCGGTTGTCCTTGTAATGTGCTATCTACTTCTGCAAATGAAGCGAAACGCAATTTCTTTTCGAGTTGCGCTTGCATCATAGGCGCCAATACTTCTGGAATGATTTGATTACTTGTTTTAGTAAGTCCTTGTGCCATGCTTGTACCTCTTTCTTTGTTTAATTTTGATTAACTAATTTTTCGAATGTCTCACGATCGTTCAAATACAATTCGTTACGTTCAGCGACACTCATGTTGTCAAACTTTTCTTTCGTTACACCTACATCCGGATTGCCTCCGCCTTGTGGTGTTTTACCTGTAGGCTTAGACGGCGCAAATAAATAAGGCTTAGACTCTTTAAGCGTTTCAACCGCTTTGTCTAAACCTTTTACAGTGCCGTCATCTGCTAATTCCAGTTCATCTTTATTGATGAATGCTAGAATGTCGTTAGCATCATTTGCTTCTTTAGCAACCGCTAACTTAACTGCGTTATTAAGTTGTGTTTCTTTATACTTTGTCTCCCACTCTGAATTTTGATTTTTTAATTCTTCGAGTTCTTTCTGAATCTCGCTATCATCTTTAACAGAGTCTTGCAATTTGACAATTTGTTCATCACGTTTAGAAATCTCTTCTTTTAACTCTTCAATTTCGGTATTCTTGTCGTTCAATCTTGAACGTGGTACCATTCCCGATTTTGATTCGTCAATCGCATCAATTACTTTCTGCTTGTCGATTTCTCCGTCCTTAAATTGTCCTAACAATGTGTATAAATCCATTAAAACTACTCCTTTTTACGAGTTTTACGTGCAACGCCACGAAGAATTTTGGTATAAAAAGAAGCAGTTTAACGACATGCTAAGGTCGAGTAGTAAACTACTTTCTTTTACGTTTATATTTCTCCCACTCACGATAAGTCATTTGTGGTATTACTTCGGTTGTCCCGTCATCTTTACGTGCTCTCGTTGTACTAGGCAAATCATCTTCATCAATGTAATACATAAGCTTACAACGACAGTTGATGTTTTCTTTCGCACTATTCACACCAACGAACAACTTGGGCGCTTGTCCAACGCAACCACTCGACTTGAACGGTTCGTCTATTTTCTTCTTAGCACCGTCTAGATGCCTGTGTGTGTCTCTTGTACGTGTATCTTTAGTAGCATGCCAATACTTATACATCTGTAAGCCATTCTTTTGAGCTACTAATGCGCTATCAAGTCCAGCTTGTGACATCGCTCTACCCGCTTCTGTACGCGCTACACGCAACGATTGAGCTTTAGACATACCAATATCATCACGTATTGCTTTCGCTATCTTAGAGTATCCCTCTCCGCTCATAATGCCTTGTGTGATGTGTAAGCGTATCTTTTTCAATACTTCATCACGATGCTTCTGTAGCGTCGGTACTAATCGAATAAACTCAATAGGTTGTTCGATAGCTGATGCGATAACTTCTTTGCTAGGAACATCAAACTGCATAGACGTTTGACTTGCTGTCTCATATAAATAAAGGCTCATAAGGAACTTCTCTATATAAGCATCTTCCTGCGACTTCTGAATCATCTTAGCTATTTGCCTGTAGTCATCAGTCAGCATCATACCTATACGAGTTAACTCCTTATTGAGCCTGTTGTATTTATTAAATTCAGTCCATGTAACATACACATCATCACTTTGATACTTCTCAAACATATCTGCGATGATTTGCTTTATCTCTTTAAGTCGATTAGCAAATAGTTGTTCTATAGGCTTCTCAGCTTTAGAGATTAAACTGTCAATATACTCATCAATATCATTCTGATTCTTTATCGTTATATCTTTCTTGTTGTTGGGCACCGTCAGCACCTCCGTCATCTAAATTAGGCAGTTGCTTGTTGTACTCCATTTGTTCTTGATCTATTCGTTCGAGTTCTGCTTTATAATCATCAACAAGCGGAGAACTCTTCACAAGTGTCTCTCTAGATAAATATTGAGATTGCGCAATGATTTGTGATTGCTCAGCATCATTCATCATTCTGTTAAAGTTAAACGATATCTCGATGTCTTTTACGTCCATCTTCAAGTTATTAAAGTCTATGATAAAACTAATTAACTCTTGTATCGCTACCGTCGCTTTATTCTTGAGTTTGTTAGCTTTCAAATCTAAGTTGCCATATAAGAATTTTAGTGCGATACCACTTGGAGCTGAGCCAAATTTATCAGTTTGGAAGTCAACACCTTGTCCGAATTCCATTATATAAGCTCTCATAAGGTCGATGTATTCTTTGGTACTCGATACCGGCACTTCAACTTGTATAGTCTCTACGCCACCATCTCCATCAACATTGATAGCTTTATAGTACTTAAGTCCACGCATAAATTCTTCTAAGTCTTGACCCTCATAACCCTTTAAGATATAGATAAGTTCAACTGATTCATCAAACATGTTTTGTGCGTCTGACAATCTTTTGTCGATTGCATCGATTAATGATTTGTACATCCATATGTCTGATACTTCTTCTGGATTGTTCTTAAATGCTATGAACGGTACTCTACCCCAATTACCATTACTGAAATGTGATTGAACGTGATTAGCACCATAATAATAATCTGGTATTAATCCACCGTTCTCTAATACATAATAAGTAACAGTAGCATCAGTCCAAAACTCCACTTTTTCCTCGTTGTTAAACTTGTAGTAACGAATGAAAGACTTTAATTCTTCTCTTTCTTTATCAACCCAAATCGGTATAGCTTGTTCAGCTGGTACACGGAATAGTTTCATCTCTCCGTTTTCATTAATGTAAACTTGTAGCCAGTCGATACCTTTATTACTTGTAGCAGTCAAGATATCTATCAACTTATTATCCCAACGAGTATCTAGCACATCATGAATTACTTTTAAAACATTCTCGTCCTCACATGAATATGTTACTGGTTTGCTAGCAACATAACTGACTTTTTGGTCAACAAGGTTTTGATGAAAGTTGGTAGTGATGCGCCAATCCGGCTTATCATAATCAATATTGCCGTGCACATCTACCTTTTTCATTTGCTTAATGATGTCGTTGTCCTTGTCGTAATACCTTTGTCCGACTGTAATTTTTTCTAATTGTTTTCTATGGTCATCAATTAATCTGACAATCATTTCTTCTTGTGTTTCGAATTGCGGTTTTAACTGTTCGACGACTTCCTCGCCGTATGGTTTATCCCATGGCATACGAATAATGTTAAACACCTACCTCAATATACTTAGTTTATTTTGCCTCATATCACGTTCTAGCGCGTACCTTGTAGCATCTATTGTGTGATTGTCTTTGTCTTCTAGTTTAGGCTTAACATTGCCGTCTTTGTCCGTCTCATAGTCTATATTCTCGAACTCTCTAGCAATGTTTGGTGTGCGTCTTGGGTCGATTACAATAGCCTCTAAATCATCAAGCCATTGCTCTCCGAACTCCACGCTATCAGCACCCTTTTTAACACCTTTAATCTTCTTAATTCCATGCTCTTGTTTCAATTCAGCGATTGATTTAGGCTCAGCACTATCAGCGTATATCTCATCACTTTGGTAACCTTTCTTTTTAAGCCAATTAGCAAACTCACGGTTACTTATCTGTACGCCGTAATGTTCGTCCATAGCATATATAACACGTTTCTTTTTATCATAATGCCAACGTACAAAAGCTAATGGATCAGTAGCATAACCAAAATCGACTGCATTTCTTATGTTGTCGAATGTGTCGTATTGTCTTTGCGGTATTTCTTCAATTCTTAAATTATTAAACGGCACAACGCCACTCCCTATCGCTTCGCCCATATATTCCCATCGATAACGTTGTTCGTTACGCTTTTTAGCGCTCTCAGCCTCTTGTATAAACTGTTTAGATATAAACGGGTTATTCAAGTATGTAGAGTGATGCACGAATGTGTTACCGGCTTGAAATGAGCTTTCATATTTTTTATTAACCCACGATTGCTTACGTTTAGGCGGGTTGTAGCTGAAGAAGAATTTATAAAACAATCCCTCGTCTAATTCTCCACGTAGTAACGAGTTGGTAATCGTTGTAACTTCATCTTCTGTTTTGAATTCCGCCAACTCTTCAATCCACGAAATAGAAAAAGGAAACCTACTATCTTTCAACGACTTCAATCGCTCAGGGTTTTGTGCCCCCCTAAAGATAATCCGGTTCCCTCTAGGTATATATGTTATTTCCATTGGCGACACTTTAACTTTGAATAAGTGTGACACCTTTTGTTCTTCAATTGCCCACTTGATTTGCTCAAACACTGATGTAGCTAATGTGTTATCTGTCTTACGTATAACGACTGCATTCATCGGATAACGCATAATAAGTTGTGTAATGATGATTGATATATCTGAGGACTTACCTGAGCCACGTCCGCCCTTTGCAACGATGTTAAGTATATCTTTGTCTTTTGTTGCTTTCCACAATGGGTGGAAATGGTTAGGTAGCAAGTCAGATAAGTTAATCGATATCGTCATTAAACGTCACCGCGCTCTGCATTGTTATTTCTTGTTTGTCGACTGGATTATAACCTGTACGATCTAAAATATCTTTAGAAGCTTGGAACCTCACAAGCTCACTCTTAGCATCCAATAAATTAATCATTGTTTGTAGAGCTTTGGGCACTTGTTTTTGCAAATGCTCAGCTTGATACCCTTTAAAACCCTCCCTAAATTTATCATTAGCTTTCCACCTTGATATAGTAGCGCGGTTCACGTCAATTTGTTCTGCGATATCCATATCTTTTGCGCCAGTGTCTGTCTTTATTTGTATATAAGCTTGTTGTTTTTTTGTTAATTCTAAATACGCGCCAAATGTTGCGTTATTTTGCATATTACTCATCGTATAGTATCACCCACTTTATGTTAATTACTCTAGTTATTTTAAATATAAAAAAGACCCGAATAACCGAGTCTTTAAACTACTTATTTTCCGAACTGATCTATAGCTCTAAATTCACTTTTTACTAACTTAATATGTAGTTCTTGTTCATATTTCGTTTCTGCTTCTTTTACTACCATATTTTTACCATCATTTTTCTCTGGCATTACATTTAAAACTTTACCTTCAAAATCAGTAATTTGTAATATGGATATCTCACCAGATTTTTTTATTTCTTCTTTAAATGAAATATCATCAATGATAATATTGATTTGATTTTCTCTAACTTCTAATTCAACATTTTTTGAATACCTTTTATTGTTAATTCTTAAACACTTACCTTTATAGATCGTCATATTTTCCTCACCCTTTGTTTATATTTGTCACAATACAAATATATCATAAATACAAAAACGCCCCTACATCTTGTGCAGGAGCTACGTTCAATAAATATGAAAGGAGGGAAATAGTTATGACTCAAAATGCAAGAATTAAACTACCCACCATATAGGCAGGTAGTAAGTGATTAATAGCGTAACATATCATCTTTTATATGTTTGTCACTTCTCAATCACATCGATGAGAACATCTAATGTGGCTATTACCCCACGTCTTAAGATAATTCTTACAAATCAATTATATAAAATTAATTCACAGTTTAAAAATAGTGTCATTTTCGTCATTTCTGTCATTTTTGTCATTTTCGTCACTGTAGTAGATAAATCTTTTCTGCTAACTCATCACGTCGTGCTAGAAAGTTGTTTCTGTTCAATTTAGAGTTAGGCATCTTCTTGATAATTGCATCCCTGTTATAACCCTTCTTCAATAACTCTAAGAAACAAAAGTCAACATGTCCTAATCTCTGTTGTGATTGATTTATAAACTCAACTTCTTTCAACATCTGTGCATACCTTTTATTTGCTCTCTCAAGCCTCACTACAACATCTTCAACTTTACTCGAGTTTTCCCCTTGTGGTTTCGGTAACGTCGCTTGTATGCCATACTGAGCTATTGAATTGCTATCATATTCCGGTATTACATCAGCTAATACATTGCACTTCATTTTATGTGTGCCTATCATGTTAACAATTGACTCTTTGCTATACATCTACTCCGACACCTCCGCCTTAATCAAATCTAACTGATCGCTCAACTTTGCGAAGTCACTTGGCGCCTCTACATCATCATTAGCCGTCATCATAATATACACTTGCTCAGTTACATACTTACCTAGCTCATACATTGCTAGTAAGAATAATAGTCTTAGTATTTGTTTAATCATTGTTTATCTACCTTCTTTACTTCGTATAAGACCGGATATAAATTTAAAAAGTGTATTCTATAACCGATTGTTTTAACTTCTACCTTATCGCCTACTTTTAACCTAGCTTGTATATCTGCGCTATCAAATTTCTTTTTGAATAATAAGTCGGAATTTTCAATGACTTGTTTGTTGTCTAATACAATATAGAACTTGTCTTCTTTATCTTGTCTCTTGTTATATTTATCTGTAATAGTTCCTTGATGTAATTCTTTGTGTTGGTAACTAGCCACTGTATAGATAGGCAATGTGATAACAAGTAGCAATGCGAATATACCGAATAATGACAGTATTCCAACAATAAAGATGTCGAACCCATCCATATTTTTAAGTTTTTTAATCATCATTGTCATCTCCAGTATCAATTAAACTAGGCATCATTCTTAACATAGCCCTTAATTCATGTTCATTCATATTAGCCATCATAGGACTGTAAAATTCACTGTCTTTATCATTAATTTCTTTAATGAAATCATCTTCAATCTTAGCTTTTTCTTCAGGTGTTTTATTTTTATATTTTTTGATTATTTCAGTGTACTTTTTCGGGAATTTCATTTTAGGTATGTTAATCATCGTCTGCCTCCTCAACATTAATCCCAACTATATAACCTTTGTTCAATACAAGTTCTCTGCCATAATCTTTTTCTATCGTTAAATAGTCATCATCATTTCTAAAATCATCCAAAACAAATACTATTTCGTTAAATAATTCATCTTCATGTAATATCAAACTACTACCGTCATGTAATAAAATTCTCAGCTGATTCATTTCCCACACTCCCTTATATTTTCAAACAACTGACCTAATTTAATAACTGCATCTCTTTTAACTTGTGCCTCGTACTTCTCTTTTGCTTCTTCTTTACTCTCTGCCTCAACAACTGTAAACGTCTGATTATCTCTAGCCACAGTAATATGTTCATGTGGTCGTCCTGTTGAATCTTTGAATGTTGTGACTAAGTATTGTGTCACTTCTCATCACTCCTATTTATTTGATTTCAAAATCAACTTCTATTGGAATAACAACGATTTTATAACCTTCGTACAATCTTTTGAGTTCATCAAATATTTGGCGCAAACCAATAACATTCATATTTTTACCCTGTAAAATAAATATCTCCTTGTTCCAACCACGATATATAATTTTAGTGCGTTCTCTCACTTCCCCAAAACCTCCTTGACTCGATCTAAGATGTCTTTATACGTATCCTTTCCCTGCGTCTGCTGTTCCATCTTGTCTTTCGTGGTTCCTTTTCATTTTCTTTTTGTATGCGTCAATGAGTTGATCGATAGTGTAGTAGTTGTTCGCTAATGCAAACGGTAAAAATAAGTTGCTACTATATGGACTTTCATACATTTCATCTATAGTTGACATAAATTCATCTACTACATCACTATCGTTAAAATCGATTTCAACTCGTTCTATATAGTCGTTAAAATCTCCGTCATCTAAATAACCCAAAATTTCTTCCATGTTATCTGCTTGTTGATTAGCAATACTCAATCCAAACGCTAACATGTCTGCTAACTCGTCTAGCTGTACGTCTAACGGTTTACCTGGTTTCTTCTTCCAATTCTTGAACGTTTCCAATGTGTTAAACCATTCAAAGAATTCAACCACATATGCTATTTTGCTATCTCGTAAGTTCAGCGTTGGTATTCTATCGTCGAACTCCTTTTGTATTTGTAATAACTCTTGTAACTGATCAATTGTTAATGTGTTAGTCATTTTCCTGTGCCTCCTCATATTTATAGACAACTTGACTCGTCATAATCCCTACTGCTTCATCAAGATAAATATCTTCTTTGAGTGCATCTTGCATAGCATTAGGTAAACCCTCAAGTATTTCATCGAACGCTTGCGCTTTCTTATATACGTCCTCAATCTCTTTTAGCAATCCCTCTGTGTCATTGCCGTTATACGCACTAGCACTGATAACGGATTGTTCAATTTGTTCGCGATTATTCATCATTTCCATCTCCTCTAAAATAAAGTTAGTTGCTTCTGCTCCTCGTATTCCAAACCATGTTGCTTTATATATGTTTCAAGCTCTTCCGCTGTATCAAATGTCTTTTTCACGCCTTGCCAACCTGGTACGATATGCCCGTGAAAGTAATAAGTGCCGTTTACTACATGGATATGTGCCACTCGCTCGTTATCCTGATACAGATATCTCTTAGAGCCGAAAAATCGGTTTAAGTATTCTTTACGTGCGCTATCTGTCATGATCTACTTCTTAACTTTCACGAATATGTCGTTTTCCATCAGGTAGCACGCATAACGTCCTCTTGGATGTTTCTGTGGTACATTAAACAAATGTGGCTTCTTCTTACGTAGCTCAGCCTCTTTACGTCGTTGCCTAGCTATTTCACGTTCTCTAGCCTCTCGTTGCATAATTCTGGCTAACACGATTTCTTTATACTCAGCTAAGCGCATACCATAAGGTGCATGTAAGGCTTCTAACAACGCCCAGCCACCACGTACTCTTTTTGCAACCATTCCAGGAGTTAAACCGTTCTTTTTTATCAATTCATTTTCATGTTCGGTAAATTTATATGGTTTACCGTTAATCTTTACGATACTCATTTATTCCACCTCTATATATGCATGTCTTATTGTTATGTTGTCATACTTTAGTAATTCATCCGGATTGTCATCTAAGCGCTTTGCTAGCATATCTTTTTCATCATCCACATCATCAAAATGCTGATAATCAACTTCTGTAGGTATTCTTATATCAATCGTTGCGTTTATATATGCTTGTTGTTGCATTAAATCACTTCATTTCTCTTTTTCTTTTACGTCTGACTTTCACTAAGTCCTCATATACCATCCATTCTTGACCTGTGTATTTAGGCGCTTTACATATCCACGTTAAATTCACATCTCTATACTGATATCTGAATATCTTCGCTTTGATGTTGGCAACTTCAGTCGCCTTACCTTTAACGTCTATAACTTCAACCAGTTTCCCTTCCTTCCACAAAGAGAAATCGGCTATATACGTAATCGGTCTTTGCTTCCCAAATTTAGGTTGTAGTTCGAATTTAGGTTGTAGTTCGATACGATCATAGTTAGTGCCATTCATATTACTTTCTAAATATTGGTAATATTCGCACTCTACTTTGCTATCAAATACAATTCCTTTGTACTCAACTTTCTTAGCGTTGTATTTACTCATCGTCCACCTCTAAATATCAAATATCGTTGCTTGTAAACCTAGCTCTTGCTCATATAGAAGTCCGTGAGCGCCTTTGAATCGTTTTAGGTCACTATCAGTCATAATTTTCTTTTCGTCGCTAAAATGGGCTCCTGAGAGCGAATAAACTTCATTTACGTTGTCTTTATACTTGATGACCTTAATATCTTCTGTGCCATCTTCTCGGTATAAGTAATATTTTTCTTTCGGCATTTTTTAACACTCCTTAATATTCGACGATAGCGGGGCGTGTATGACGTTCTGCAAGTTTTCGGATAAATAGGTCATATAACTTATTTTCATCGCCCTGTGCCTCGTCTATGAGTTTCTGAGCGTACATATCTGAACACTCAAGTTTAGTTTTTAAAAATTCTTTGGTTACCATGCATCTCGCTCCCTGAAATCGTCTCCGATTACTCTTACTTTTCTTGCATTGTGTTTCATTCTTGAATTGATACGTTGCCAGTTCATATTTTGATTTAGTTCTTTATCACTAAAGTTTGTTGTAAAGATATTGTTTTTACCTACTCTGTTATCAACAATGCTGAAAAGTTTATTTAAAGTGTGTTCTGTGTTTTCTACACCCATATCATCTAGTACAAGTAAATCAATATCACTTAGCAATCTGACTAGCTCGTCTGTAGTCTCTACTGCATTTTTGTTGTATGTCGCTTTGATACGATCCATCAACATTGGTATGTGCATAAAAGCAACCGTATGCCCTTTAGCTTTAACTGCTTTTGCGATAGCGTATGCTAGGTGGCTTTTACCAGTTCCGTATGAACCTTGCAATATTAATGATTTTGGCTCTTTTGTAGAGAAGCCTTGAACGTACTCTATTGCTGTTTGTTTAGCGTGTACTTGTTTTTCATTTTGTGGCTTGTAGTTTTTGACTGTTGCATCTCTTAAAGACGGATTAACGTTTGATTGATTGAATATGTTGTTTATCTTCCGTTGCTTGTTTCGCTTATATTCCTCATAGATTTCACATTTGCAACCGTCTTTATACTCGTAACCATTCGGGTGTTTTTTAGTAGGAGCAAACTTATATAAGTCGTATTCACTTCCACATCTCTCACATTTCAATCCTTTTTCGACATGAGTAGGTTGATATTTTTTCAAGCTTTCGTTTATCTTTTCGCTGAATAGTGGTTTCATAATATCCCCCTAATCCCAATAACTTTCGTCGTACTTCATGCGTTCCAATTGATCCGTGCCAGTTGGTTGTATTTTTTGATTGAGGTACCCCTCAAATTTACTGCCAAAAAGTGTTTCTGGTCTAAGGTATTTATCGCTATCCGTGTTTAACCATTCAGCTGTTTTGATATCAATCACCTTTTTAAAATCCTCCAACCTAAAATCTTGATTCCATCTTGCTTTAATAAAATCTTTTGTTTTAGCTGTATTATGTTTAAAATGCTTTCCTGCTTTTTTATTTAAGTATTCGATAATTTCTTTATAGGGAATGGAAGACACCGTCGGGTTGCCCGACAATATACTTCCTTCATTATTAGTATTGTTATTATTAGTTAAATCATTATTAGTACTATTATTATTAGTAGTACGCCCTTTTCGGTTTTCCGTTTTTCCGTTTTCCGAAAACCCGTTTGCCGATAATCCGTTTGCCGAAAATGGCATTTCGGTTGGTTTTTCGTAAACTAAGTATTCAAAACCTTTAAACACACCGTTTTCAGCTCTTTTTTGTATTCTGTGAACATATTTATTATCCATAAGTTCTTGAACGCCACTATTGATTGATTTTTGTCCATCATTCATATGTTTAACTACTTCTGACGTGTATATTTGCCAATTGTCAGGACGACTTAGGAAATACAATAATATCCCTTTAGCTTTAGCACTTAAATTACTATCGAACACAAAAGATTTATGCACAGTTACAAAATCGCCACTTTCTTTTATCGTTCTAAATGTTGCCATTTCGTTATCTCCTTTCTGGTATAATTTTATTATCGCTATTGCGTTAGATTGGGGGTGAATAATTATGGATCCTATTTTAGGTAAAGGTATTGATAAAATTATTGAAGGCGCATCAAAAGGGCCTGTAGAAACATTCTCTAAAACTTGGGAACTTGTCTTTGGGAAATTCCACCTTTATGTGGATAAAGTTATTTATCAAAGAGAAGTAGAATTTGAAAAATTCAAAGAACAATTTAAAAAAGAAATATCTTCTGTACCTGAAAATAATTTACAAGAACCACAATTTTCTCTTCTAGGTCCTGCTCTAGAAGCTTCAAAGTTTTACATTAGTGAAAAAACTTTAAGTAATATGTTCGCAAAACTAATAGCATCATCTATGGATGACAGAAAAAACTCATTAACCCACCATTCATTTGTTGAAATAATTAAACAATTATCCCCAAATGATGCTATTCTTTTAAAACATTTAAAGAATCACGAAGTACATCCTGCCGTTAAATATAGAGCGGTTTTAAACCCAAAGAATGACGGTATGAATATATCGGACACGTTAATAAAAGACTCTCCGTTAGATATAGAATCAACCGAAATTTCAATTAATAACCTAGTAAGGTTAGGGGTTTTAAATGAAACTTTTGACATGTCTTACTTAACAAAAAAAGGAATTTATAATAAGTTTTATGCTCCTCAGTTTTTAAATCACTTTAATAAGATTATAGAAAAACAAAGATTTGTTTCGGGATTAGAATTTGTTAAAAGAATGTTAAAGTCAGGACACAACCTAGAAACAATAAGTAAACTTTCTGGCATTGAATTTGAAGTATTAAAGTTACATTACAGCCCCTGGGTAATAGACATCAAAAAAGGCTCAATTAGTTTGTCCGCCTATGGTAAAGCTTTTGTAAAAACCTGTATTAACTAAACGGAGATTTTAAAATTTTCTCCACTTTTACAGCATGCATAGCATTTCTAATCTCTTCCGCCAAGATGACGATTAGGAGTGCTATTTTTATTATTCTTAGTCTATTCATTCCTTTTTCTCTCCTTTCAACATTTTATTGAGCCTCTCATCAACTTTTATCCACGAGTCATGCAAGTGATATTTATCATTAAACGACTTAACGCCAATCGCATGTTGCTGGTTATGATGTTCGCGACATAACGCTAATACATGTTTGTCGTAGTGATTCATCTTGTTTCTGTTCATGCCTCTACCTACTGCTTCGTAATGCGCTAGGTCAGCGTGAGGCTTTCCGCATATTACACAGTTGCGGTTAACAGTTGACCAGTATAAGAATGATTTATCTTGTTTCAGTAGATTACTCGTTTTGTAGCTAAGTGGTATGTCATTGTAGAACGTCCAGTCAAGCGTTGCTTCAATGATTTGACTTGCTTGTGTTCTCGTACAATTACTTAGCGAAATACGTTCATCATAGCCGTAGTACGTTCTTACAAACTCGATGAACATATGTCTCATATAGTCCATTGGTTGACCTGTATGTTCTTCTATGTCTTTGACAAGCGCGAATATTTTTCGACGTTGCTTGCCGGTAATTTGAAACGGATCTATAACGTTTACATCTACTTCTACATCAAACCCGTTATCAAGTAGTAATGTTTCTTTATTGCCTAATTCAACATCAGAGATGACAACTGTTGTTGTGCCGTCGTCTTGAGTGATATAACTAGTAATTTTCGGCATTTAATCATTCCAATCAGAACGGTAAGTCATCATCAGTAATCGCAGTGGTATTATCAAAAGGATTATTACCAGTTTGAGTTTGTCTTTGTTGATGATAATTGTTGTTTGGTTGTTGGTTGTTATTCTTCGGTTCTAAGAATTGAACACTGTCCGCTACTACTTCTGTCACAAATACACGTTGCCCGACTTTATTTTCGTAGCTACGTGTTTGTAGTCGCCCGTCTACACCTGCCAGCGACCCTTTAGAAAGGTAGTTTTTAACATTTTCAGCTTGTTTCTTGAACACTACTACGTTTATAAAATCTGCTTCACGCTCGCCTTGAGCATTCGTGAATGTTCTGTTTACTGCCAATGTGAATGTACCTACATTTACGCCATTTGGCGCGCTTCTTAATTCTGGGTCTTTTGTTAAGCGTCCTACTAATACTGCTCTGTTTAACATTATTGTTTCTCCTCACTATCCAATTGTTTTAATCCCGCATCTAATTTTTGGTGTGCTTCTGCGATTTGTTTTTGACTTAATTTATTAATGTTAGATATTTTTAGCCATCTCATCGTTTTATCGATAGTTGCATCTCGCCCTTTTTCTTGAGATAAGTTCACGAACTGATTGATACGCTCTTCTAATTCTGTAATATCGTTGTCACTTGCACTTGGTAGTTCCTCGCCGTTGTAGATATATAAGCCTAAACCGTGTAAAGCCGAAGCTTTAACAAAACATCGTTTTTGCGCTTTGTTAATATCGAAAGTTGTTGCACTACCTTTAGCAAGCGATTTATTTCTAAAGTCCAATACTGGAAGCCACTCAGTCTCTGTACTATCTTTCACAGTCACAGATACCTGTACAAAATAGCCTTCTGGTGTAGCCAAATAAGGTACAAAATAATTTTCTGTGTTAATATCTGGATGTGGAAACTCGTGTACTTTTACTGTGTAGTTTGGGTCAATCTTTTTCAGCTCTTGGTGTGCATATGACCATGCTAGATAAGTTAATCCATTTTTTTGTTCTGTATGATCATTCACGTTTTTACTGTTCAACTGTTCAAATAATGTTTGTTCAGTCATGTTCTACCTCCTCGTACTCAATAGTTTCTGTCACTGTTTTCTTGATTGCTTTGTGATAATCCATATTGATACTCGCTTCTTCCATACCGTTAAATTCCCTAGCTCTATTTCTATTTGTGGAGTAACTAACATCTGAATTATTATCAGTTGGTTTGTTAGTTATATAAATTGGCATATCCCTATGACGGATGATGTAAGTTACAGTCTGCTTCATAGCGACCTCCTACCATTTCATGACTAAGTTAATTAGTCTGTCCTGTTCGTCTGTGTTCTCTTCAATCCATTCATCTATTGCTTGGTTGAATAAGTCTGATGCCATATCTAAGTCATTCTCATCTACGACATAAGCATGTTTAATTGGTACGTTGTTCATATCTTTAACTTGTATTGATATGCCCATATGTCCTTTTAAAATGAATAGCTTAAAATCGAATCCGTTAACATGAATATTTTTGCGTATGATTTCGCCTATTTCGTAATACATCTTGACTTCCTCCGTTTTTCATTTTATATTTAACTTGAAATTTTTCTTAAGTGCTTGATACTGTTACTTGTTGGCGCAAGTAGCAGTTTTTTTATTCTTCATAAAAGTATTCTTTATAAAATATGAATGTTGCGATACTTGCGAATCCCGCAATTGACCATGCTGTAGTGAAGTACAGCAATGGCATAAGCACAATCGCTAAGACTGTGAAGCACAATACTGCTAATAGATAGCTTTTATAAGTTTTACTCATTTACTTTCTTCAACTCCTCTATTATTCTCTGGTCTGATAAGTCGTGATAAGGGAATTTTTTCCTAGCTAATTGGACGGGTATTCTGCCTCGTATCGCAATGTACCCTTCGTCTTCAAGCTCTTTATTCAGTTCTCTTATTATTTGTCCTGCTTTGGATTTAGAAACAGATAAAATTACCGCAAGTTCTTTAGCTTGCAAACTATTTTTCATCATATCTTTTCCTCCTTTTTATTTTTGTGTTGTGTATAATTTAGTTATCTCCTAGTGAAAGGAAGTGATAATTATGGAATGTTTATTAGAACTTTTAAAAATGTCAATACCTCTAATAGCGGTAATTTTTTCTTGGTGGCTTGCTACAAAAACGGCTAATGAAAAATTCGAAGAACAAATCAAAAAAGAGACCTATGATAATTTTTACTCCGAGATTCTAAAAGCTTGTTATGAGTTGCCTTCTACCGATTTATTAGACTTCATGAGTTTTTACTCTTATCACCGCAAAGATAAGATTTCTGAAATAATCATTAAAAACTTTAGTTATGTACCTCCCGATATAGTTAACTATTGGAAGAAATACAATCTAGCACTTAAATTTTTCGAACATGATTATGAAAAAGATGTACAAGCCAGAGAAGTTTTAAGTCGATTTTTAAATTATTATTCTCACCTGATAATTATTAAATCGTTAGAAGAATCAGAGAAATTATCAGAAGAACTGAAATTACCGCAGCTATCGACACAATTACTTTCTCCTTTAAAGAGGATCGACTTTTATAAGTCTCAATTACCGTCACAAAAATTAATCCTAAAGTACCACCTGCAAGAATTAGTTCCGAATTCATAAAAAATCAACTCCTTCGCTATTTATCGATTTATCTTTATAAGCAACTCTGCAACTGCTCGCAACAGTTCAGGGTTGTTACTTGTTTCCAAACAGTAACTAGCATGCTTTAGTAATTTGAGTTTTAATTTATTTTTTTCTTTCGAGATTCTAAATTTTTGTAACATTTGTTGTGCCTCCTTTGCATTTCCAAAAATTTAATATAATTTAAATTCGATACCATCTATTTGAATGTATAGATTATCTAAATCAGGGATTGCCTTTTTATATAAACCAAATCTTGATTTGATATCTGCTAATAAATAGGTATCTAAATTACCAATTGATAATAGTCGTCTATTACCGGCTTCGTCATAGTAGTAATAAATGACTTTTTTGTTTTGAGCTTGCATTTGCTGCGCCCTCCTGTTAAGCAGTTACGTTAGCTTCATAACCGAATTCAGTCATGATTTCATGTATTTTCAATCTGCCTTTTTGTGTCCATCTAGTTTGTAAAACTGTGTCTTCTCTGCCATCAGAACGCACAATTGTTATAGTGTCTGAATCTGTGTAACTCTTGCCCATGTGTTCTGAGTAAAGCACCCACTGTTTATTTACTTTTCGTTGTAGTCTAGCTTCGTGTAGTAGTTTGTTTAACTTTTGTGCTGATATACCGTAGTCTGCCGCGATTTGAGTTGTGGCTAATGTGCCAGTTGACTTTAAGATTTCATCTACATAGTCTGCTTTGGGTTTTAGTTCTCCGATTTCTTGTTGTAAAAGTAAGTTTTGCTCTTTTTCTTTCTTATACTCAGTCAACACTGTAATGATGTAGTCTGGATCTTTTAATGTTTGTTCAATTACATTGTCTGTTGCGTAGATACCGTGTTTGCGAATAGCTGGTAGGACATCTGATGTTACCCAGCGTTTGAATTTTCTAGCGGTTTCTCTAATTTTTTCGTTTTTGCTTTGTTTAGAAGCATCGAAGATTAGACTGTATAATCCTGATTCGTTGATAATGATCATATTTCTGTTTTGACCTGATGCACTAAATTGGTGCGTCAGCTTGTCCTCGCTATCAACATGATTTCTAATGGCATTGTCTGCTCTTGCATACCCTAAAATCTCAGCAATATCTTTTCCTACAAAATAAGGTTCGTTTTCAATTTCCACTGTTCTTACTGGTAATTCTTCAAAATTAAATGTTTGTAATTCTTGCATATTATTTCTCCTTTACATTAGCGATATCAACTTGTAGTGCATCGCATATTTTTCTTACTGTGAGGAAACCGGGATTTTTAACTTCTGTTTCGATAGATCGAATTGTCGAATTTTGTAATTCTGTTAGCTTCGCTAGTTGATAGCGTGTTATCCCCTTTTCTTCTCTCAATTCTTTTAAGTTCAGCATCTTACCACTCCTTATTGTCCATAACGATATTTCGTTATATAATTAATCCAACCCCACTACACTGGGAGGTGATTTCCTTGCTTATGCGAGGTTTTAAATCATCCTGTGGTTTTATAGGTTAGTAAGTCTAAATTAGAACATCGTTTGTTGTGTTCCATAGTCAACTGAGACGTTAAAAAGGTATGCGTACTGTAAGGTAGTAACTTATAGGACGCTAGACTTTGATTGAACACCTAAGCTCATTACAGGGCTGGGGACGATACCAGCAAAACTTGAGCTGTTAGTCGTGGCGACTAGAATCAAACAAAATTTCCGTAGCACATGCTTTCCACGACAAAGCATGTGTTTTTTTATTGGAAACAAAATGTTTGTAATGCTTGCATAATATTTATGCTCCTTTCGTGTATAATGTTGTTATCAACCTAAGGAGGTGATAAGTATGTCTGATAAAGAAATAGCTTTAGAATTAACTAAAAGTTACTTAGAACATTTAAATGTGCGAGCGAGTAGTAATAATACACATCATTCGCATACCACTGCTGAAAACACAGAAAAAATGTATCAACATTTCTATAACGTAGTATCTAAACTAGGTAACTCTGGTAAATAGTTTTTATTTTGGAGATGTAAGAGGTCTATTGTCGTTAGTAATTCCTCTTCGCTCCATTTTTCTTTTTCTGCTAGTTCGATGATTTTTACTGCTATTTCATGAATCTTTTTTAAATCTTGCATTTGTTTTCCTCCTATTAAGATGTGACTTTTTCTTTATTCGAAATCTTCAATTGACAAGTTTTCAATTCGTTTTTGGTAACGATATAAATAGAAGTTCTTTAACATGTTATACATTCTGCTAGCTTCATCGTATTCACTCTCTTTCAAATCAGAATTAAGCGTTACACCAAAAGCTGATAATGTAAGTTTTCTAATGTGGTCGTGAATTTCACTAGCGTATGCTTTGTAATTTTCATAACATCCTATTCCGTGTTGATATTTCTTCAAAGATAATGGATGTCCTAAGCCGAGATTGTCAGCACCTCTTAAACGTTCTGTATAAGCAAACTTTTTATTAATTTCATCAAAATCGTTATGGCTGATTCTTACTTTGTTGAAAATTGAACCTGAACTGATTGGTTTCTTGCCGTTTATAGCCTCTCTAACTTCTTTCGCTATAATTTCTTTCAACTCTTCTTTAGTTAATGTGATTTGTTCCATAGTGTCCTCCTTTATGTTGTTTGTTTTTCTTTTATACGTTTCATTTTTGAGACGTTTTGATTAAAAAAATAATCATCCATACTTATTTTTAAAACAGTACATATTGCACTAGCTTCATCAATAGTAAAGTTGCTTTTATTTTTATTTATCTTTTGACTGAATCTAGCAGGGTTCATACCAATCATATCTGCAACTTGTTTGTGTGTATATTCGCTCTCATCAATGAAGTTCCTCAAATTCTGATATCTAACTTTATTCACTTTTCCATCCTCCTTTCGTCTCATTTATGAGATTACACTAACCACTATACAAGCTGTTAGTTTAGGTGTCAACAAATAAATTTCATTTTTGAGAAATAAATTTGTGAAATGTGTTGCAAAAATGAGAACAAACTTATATAATAAGTTTGTAAAATACAAATTAAGGAGTAAAATAAATGTCAAATTTCCCTAGTAACTTAAATACTTTACGAAAGTCTCGAAACTTGTCTTTACAAGAATTAGCAACCAGACTAAATGAAAAATACGAAGTTAAATTTTCAAAAGCATCAATCGACAGATGGGAAAAAGGTCTAACTAGCCCTTCTATGGAACACGCAAGTGCTTTAGCAAATTATTTTAATGTATCTTTAGATGAATTAAGCGGACTGAAAGCTATGGAACCTGACAAACATCAAACTATGGCAGCTCATCTTGAGGGGGAATTAAAACAAGAAGATGTAGACTATATTATGGGATTAATTGACAGATTTAAAAAGAAAGATTAAACAGCAAGGGGTAAGGTTTTGATGTCGAGATATGAAAAAATATTAATTGAAAATGACCACATAGAAGTAAAAGATTTTGTAGAGCTTCCAGAGGGATATGCAGGTTTTTATTCAGATGGAATTGTGCTTATAGACAATAAATTGTCAGAAACACGCAAGGCTGAAGTATTATATGAGGAACTTGCCCACCATAAGTTGACGTATGGCAACATTTTAGATCAATCAAATTTCAACAATCGCAAGTTCGAAAATTACGCAAGACGACACGGTTTTATCTCAGCTGTTCCGTTACGTGAAATTGTTGAAGCTTACAATTATGGCGTACGTAACTTGTATGAGTTGTCTGAGTATCTACAATTAAGCGAAGAATACATATTAGAAGCAATAGAACAATACAAAAAGATATATGGTATTGGTACCCACTACGGCGAGTATTCTATTACATTTGAGCCGTTGAGAGTTTTTAAATTGCATCATATTGATTAATAGCGCTTGTGTGGCGTGAGGAGGATGAGGGATGGAAGAGAAACAATACTTATGGAGATATAACGATATAGAAAAAAGAATGAATGAACTTCACAAAAAATATAAAGAATTAGTGGATATATTTTTTGGTGATGTAATAGATAAAAATACTGGATACTTCCCCTTTTATTCCGGTATAAAATATAGCTACGCAGATTTGAATATCAGTTTTTACAGAGGTTTAATTTATATTCACGGTGGGTCAGAAGGCATGCAAGCGAAGAAAATAAATATTTCTGTAGATGATGTTTTAAAAAGAACAGAAAGATCTTTCGAGAAGTTAAGTGAATATATAAAAAGTACTTTCATTTTCGAAAAAGTCATACATGATTTTCAAATGTTTAACTTGAGCGATTTAGCTAGTATATACAACGACGATGCAATTGCGCATTATTATTTTGAAACTCATTCTGACTTATATTTATCAGATAAATCTACAAAAATTTATCGAACACCTAATTCTTTGTTAGAAAACGCAAATGATTTACCGGCTTCTTTAAGAAAATACACTCAATTATTAGAAACAGTTAATGACAAGGATTTTGAAACTCATATAGTTGAAGCTTATGATTGCTTTATGTCTGAAAAAAGGCTAGCTACATCACTACTTTTAGGTAGAGCGCTAGAACTAATGTGTAGGCTGATATTGAACAAGTTTGATAAAGATATAATTAAACAAACACCTGATTACAAGAGGAATATAAGAACATTTTTAAACGAAATGGAAAACAACGATTTAATAGAAGAACATTTAAAACATTCAGTCAAAGCTGCTATTGAACACAGAAACTCTATTATGCATGGTATTAAAATCGAAGAGTACAATTCGATAATTCAAACATTATTTGACGAAATAGCTAAGCTGTCTAATGTATATAAGTCTCTTAATAAACAGTAAGCAAAATCGGATTCTTCATTACATACCGAATATTCATCATAAACACTGACTGCATCTTCTAAGACATTTTTTAAAATTCTAATGTCTTCATTCGTTAAAACTAATTCATTGAAATTATGATTGTTTTTAAATGTCATAACATCACCTACTTTTTATTTTATTATATCACATTTAGTACCTAGTACTAAATTTCGGGTAGCCCGCCTACCCTTATTATTTTTTGCCAATTTTGAGGAGGGAGAAGCAAAATGCCAGTATATAAGGATGATAATACAGGTAAATGGTATTTTTCCATTAGATATAAAGATGTATACGGTAATAACAAACGTAAGATGCAACGCGGTTTTTCAACTAAGCGTGAAGCTAAGAGTGCAGAGGCTATTTTTTTGAATGATGTAAACGAAGGATATAGCGATTCAAAAACATTTGATTATGTTTTTCATCACTATTTAGAAAATAGCGATTTGAGACCTAAAACAAAACGACGCAAACAAAATGAATATCATAAACACTTTAAAGCTAAGTTCGGGCATATAAAAATGAATAAGATAACACAAAATCAATGCCAAGAGTTTCGTAAATATCTAATAGAGAATGTAGCATCAACAAATTCTGCTCGTACAATTTGGTCAGGTTTTAAAGTTGTAATTAATTATGCTAAAAAATACTTTGGATTACGTACAGATCCAACAATATCAATTAAACCTATTCCGCGTGTAAAGCCAAAACCTAAGTTTATGATGCGTGAAGAATTTGAAGAAAGAATCAAAGACATTGAAGAGCAAGATTACAGAGAGTTATTTACATTAATGTTTTATACAGGTTTGAGGATTGGCGAAGCTATGGCGCTTGTTTGGACAGACTACAATAAATACAAAAAAGAGATATCCATAAATAAAACAATGGACATCTCTAATAGAACTATATATCCGAGACCAAAAACAGATAGTTCAGAGGATATTGTTCCTTTACCTAAATTCATCAATACAATGTTAACTGAACGACATCAACGTGAAAAAGAGTTAAACAAATATTTTGATGAACGTAGTTATTTTATTTTCGGAGGAATGGCTCCCAAACATTACAGTCATGTTCAAAAGAAATTTCAAAAAGCTTTCCCTCATTATAACATTCACGCGTTAAGACATTCTTATGCATCTTATCTTGCAAATAATGGTGTAGATATTTTCGTTTTACAGTCACTCATGAGACATGCTCAAATCACTGAAACGATGGGCACTTACAGCCATTTATATACTCAGAAAAAACACGATGCAATAGCCATTTTTGACAAGTAA